AAAGAAGGTAGAAACAGAAAAGATTTGTTAAAGGTAATTCACTATGCAATAATTATGCTTCACATTCACGACCAGCAAGAGGAAGGAAGCTAACCTATGCCACAGTTTCGCTCAAATGAAAACCCTATGTTTCGTTCTAAATTTAGCGAAGATATTTTCAAACATAAATACGCACATACGGGTTGTGAAACTTGGTCAAGTTTAGCAGCAGTTCTTGTCGAAGATGTTTGTCAAAGCAAGATGAGTAAAGAAGACAAGGATGATCTTGTCAACTACATTACAGATTTAAAATTTATTCCAGGCGGTAGGTATTTGTATTATGCTGGTCGCACCAATAAGTTTTTTAATAATTGTTATTTATTAAAAGCAGAAGAAGACACAAGAGAAGATTGGGCGAATGTATCTTGGAAGTCAGAATCATGTTTAATGACAGGTGGTGGTATAGGAATAGACTACTCTGTGTATAGAGAAGAAGGACGTATACTGGCTGGTACTGGCGGTCTTGCATCTGGACCTATCCCGAAGATGATGATGATCAACGAGATTGGTAGGCGTGTTATGCAGGGTGGCAGTAGAAGGTCTGCTATATATGCCAGCCTTAATTGGCAACATCCTGACATATATAAATTTCTTGAATGTAAGAATTGGTATGATATGCCAGTGGGTGATACAGGATTTAGTGTCGGTCAGGTTAAAGAACAAGATTTTAATTTTAATGCACCTCTAGATATGACTAACATCAGTGTTAACTATGATACTGAGTGGCTGTTAAAGTATTTACGAACAGGTGATACAGGAGAGGTTTTTGAGAAGAACGTAAAGCAAGCTTTAAGCACAGCAGAACCTGGGTTTAGCTTTAACTTCTTTGATAAAGAAAATGAAACACTTCGCAACGCTTGCACCGAAGTTTGCTCAGACACAGATTCGGACGTTTGTAATTTAGGATCATTAAATCTTGGACGTATTGAAAGTATTAAAGAACTTAGTGAAATAGTAGAACTTGCTACGAAGTTTCTTTTATGTGGTACATTACGAGCAAAGCTACCGTATCAAAAAGTTTATGAAGTGAGAGAGAAAAACCGTAGGCTTGGTCTTGGTTTGATGGGCATACATGAGTGGCTAATTAAACGTAATTCTAAATATGAAGTTACTGAAGAACTACATCAGTGGTTGTCTGTATATAAGGGTGTTAGTGACTCAGTATCTCAAAAGTTCTCGGATGAACTTAGTATTAGCCGACCAGTTGCTAATCGTGCTATTGCACCAACAGGATCAATAGGTATTCTTGCTGGCACAAGCACAGGTGTAGAACCTATATTTGCTGTGGCTTACAAGCGCAGATATTTAAAAGGTGGGACTAGATGGCATTATCAGTACGTGGTTGATAGTGCAGCGCAGGAACTTATTAATATCTACGGCACTAAACCAGAAAAGATTGAATCTGCCCTTGATCTTGCTGATGACTACAAACGTAGAATAAAGTTTCAGGCTGATGTACAAGACTATGTGGACATGTCTATTTCATCTACAATTAATTTACCTGCATGGGGTAGTAAACTTAATAATGAAGACACAGTAAAAGACTTTACTAAAACTCTTGCTTCATATGCTAGTAGGTTAAGAGGCTTTACTGTATATCCTGACTCATGTCGTGGAGGACAACCATTAACAAATGTGCCTTACTCTGAGGCTGTGGATAAACTGGGTGAGGAGTTTGAAGAGGGCGTAGAAACACATGACATCTGTGACATTACAGGTCATGGAGGTAGTTGTGGGGTATAAATGCTAACCCATTATTGTTTTAAAGAAGTCCTTCCAAAAGGATTTTGTGATGGCATGATGAATGTTGCAAGAGAGTTAGACTCAAAAGAAGCAGAGGTTTATAAAGAAGGAGATAACGTAGTATTATCAGAAATAAGAAACAACAGAGTAGCTTGGTTAGCTAATCCAGAGTTGTCTGAAATACTAGAATTATATGTAGATATAGCCAACGAAAAAGCTGGTTGGAATTTTAATTTAACTTCTTTTGAAGTACCTCAAATATCTTTCTATGGTAAAAATCAATTTTATGATTGGCATGTAGATACAGGAATAGAAAAAAAGAGTGATCCATACTTTAGAAAATTAGCCATATCTATAACATTAAACAGTGAATTTAAAGGTGGCGATTTTCAAATACAAAATTTTGTACATCCTCAAGCATCAAACAGATTTAAAACTATCAAAGAAATGAGAAGACAAGGAAGTATTGTTGTCTTCCCTTCTTTTATTTTTCATAGAGTAACTAAAGTAAAAGAAGGAGAAAGATGCGCTATGACTTGTTGGTTTAGAGGTAAAAAATTCTCTTGACTACAATTGGTTTATATAGTACTATGACTACGGCATGACATAATGTGTGCCACATAATCTCGCTTAATAGGAGAATAAAATGAATATAGAATTACTACAAGCTCATAATAAAAACGCACTACACTCTATAAATGACAACGTAAAAGAGTTATTGAAAAACTTTAGTGTTGGTTTTGAAGATTATCTTTCTTCACCAATGTTGTCTTTCCACAAAGATAATGCAACTACATTCCCATTCCATGACATTTCTAAAGATGGAGATGATGGATATATTTTAGAAATTGCTTTGGCAGGATATTCTAAAGAAGATATAACAGTAGAAGAAAGAGACGGCTTTTTAACTGTTGCTTCCAGTGATTTCTACAATAAAAAAGAATTAGCAGAAGAAGTTGCTGATGCTATTGTGGTAAAAAATATTTCAAAAAGAAAATTTAAAAGAACATTTTCTTTAAATCCCAACTATGTTGTAGCTGCCGCAGAAATGGTAGACGGTTTACTAAAAGTAAAATTAAAGATGAAAGCTGACGATCAACATAAAAAAGTAATCCCAATAGAATAGGTAGTATATAGGGGTGGGGTATTGTCCTCACCCCTTATCATATAAAAAATGTTAAATAAACCATACAAAATATATGTAGGGTATGACGATAAAGAAAAAACTTACTTCGATGTTCTATCCTACAGCATAATAAAAAATACAAATCATCCTGTAGACATAATCCCTTTAAAACAAAACAATCTTCGTAGAGCAGGTCTTTATTTCCGAGCTAAAGATATTAATGAAGACAATCAATTTGTAGATTGTTTTGATGGTAAACCCTTTTCAACTGAATTTAGTTTTACTAGATTTCTAGTTCCTTTCTTAAATCAATTTGAAGGGTATGCTTTATTTATGGATTGCGATATGTTTGTGAATACGGATATATCTGAATTATTTAATGAGTATTGCGATCCTTCATTTGCTGTTAGTTGTGTAAAACACGATCATGTTACAGATGGCGGCTTAAAAATGGATGGTCGTATTCAGTCTAACTACAGCAGAAAAAACTGGTCTAGTTTTGTTATGTGGAACTGTGGACATGAAGCATTAAAAGATTTTACTGTACATGATGTAAATACAAAAAGTGGTTCTTGGTTACACAGATTTGCTTTTCTCGATAGAGAATACGAGGATGATCTTATAGGATCTATACCTCAAGAATGGAATTGGTTAGACGGACATTCTCCTGCTAATTTAAAACCTAAGTGTGTTCACTTTACTACGGGCGGTCCAATATACAAGAATTGGGATGGAAAAAGAACTGTAGATAATAAATATGCTAAAGAGTGGTCAGCGTTATATTCAGAGATGGTAAAACGAAATGGTTAGATTTGTAACATCTTTTTCAGGTAGACACTTTGATGTATATGCAAAGAAGATGCTTGAGTCTGTTGTTGAACATTGGGCAGACGATTTAAAACTTATAGTTTATTATGACACTGTAACCGAGGAACAGAAGAAAGAGTTTCCTCAGTCACCAATTATTGAGTATAGAGATTTAGATCAGGTAGAAGATAGAACTAAATTTCTAGAGAAGATGAAAGGGTATGATGGTACGTCTAATGGTCAGATGCCTTATAACTTTCGCATGGATGCTTTGCGTTTCTGTCATAAAGTTTATGCGCTGACAGATTATTTTTTAGAAGTGTCAGAGAATGAAGTCAAAGGTGGTTGGTTAATATGGATGGATGCGGATGTATTGACAACCTCTCCTTTGTCTGAAGAAATATTGTTTGAAGCATTTCCAAAAGACGCTGAACTAATACACTTGGGCAGAACAGATATTGATTTTAGTGAGACAGGATTTATTGGTTTTAATTTAGACACGATGCATAGCCACTATTTCTTAGCTGATATAAGAGGATGCTACGACATAGGAGAAGTGTTAGCTTACAGAGAATGGACTGATGCTTTTATTATGACTAGGTTCATTAAAATATACGCGGCTCATGGCATGAAGGTGCATAATTTAAGTGAAGGTGCTACTGGACTAGCTGTGTTTCCTCAGTCTAACCTTGCTAAATTTATGGTTCACTATAAGGGTAACTTAAAAAATAACATAGACAAAAATGAAGTTACTCCTGACGTTAATCTTCCCAGGTATGCCCAGTTAGCAGAACTTATCAGAACTTATAAACCAAAAAGAATTGTAGAAGTTGGAACTTGGAATGGTGGTAGAGCTATAGAAATGGCTTTAGCTGCTTTTGAAAACAGAGATAGAGTACACTACACAGGGTTTGATTTATTCCAAGATGCGACTGCTGAGACAGATAAGAAAGAGCAGAATACAAAACCACACAATCACTTTGATGCTGTAGTAAAAAGACTTGAAGAATTTTCTGAGAAGATGAAAGAGAAAAATAAAACCTTTACGTTTAGTTTACTGAAAGGTGATTCAAAAGAAACTATGCCAAGAGCAAAGAAGGAGTTAAAGAAAACTGACTTTGCATTTATAGATGGTGGACATAGCGAAGAAACCATTTTGTCTGACTATGAAAATTTAATGCATGTTCCTGTTGTTGTTTTGGATGACTACTATGCTAAAGATGCAGATGGTAAAATTCCTGGTGATGAGTTTTTAGGCACTAACAGATTACTGGAAACAATGAAGGAAAATTCCAGAGTATATGTTTTACCTTCTCAGGATAGAGTAAAAGATGGCGGGACAGTGCATCTTATGGTGAGGCTAAAAACAGAGGATCTTCCTGATTTACCTAAATCTTTAAGCAGAACGCCCATTATAGTTCAGCCTAGAGATTGTGTGCCTAAAGAAGAAATATTAGATAATATAAATGAAAACATAGACTTAATAAAAGATTGGGATTTTGTACAAAACTGTGACATACATGATGAACATATAATTGTAGCTTCTGCTGGTCCTTCTCTTGACTTTGAAGAATTAAAAGCTGTCCAAGAAAAAAACAACGCTAAAATAGTATGTGTAAAACACAGTTATCCTTTACTTTTAGAGGCTGGTATTCAACCGTGGGCATGTGTTATACTTGATCCTAGACCCATAAGTGGAACAAGCACACATGGCATCGTGCGAACAGAATTATTTAAGGAGATAGATCAAACCACAAAGTTCTTTATAGCTTCTATGACTGATCCTAGTGTTACTAAGTTTATCATGGACAAAACAAAGAACGTATACGGATGGCACGCTTTCTCTCAAGCTGTCGCTGATATAGTGAGTGGTAAAGTTGAGATAGACTATAAGTTAAAGATAGATAAAGACAATGCCACATTTGTTAGTGGTGGCACATGTGCAGCTATGAGAGCTATAGGAATGATGCACATATTCGGGTTTAGAAACTTTCATCTATTTGGCTTTGACTGCTCTGTTGATGGTCTTACAGAGGAGCAGAAAAAAGAGAAGCTGGATGACGGTGTAAGACCAAAGTATATGCCAGTAGAAATAAACGACTGTCATTTTTGGACTACTGGTGAACTTCTTGCTATGGCACAAGATTGTGAGAAGTTGTTTGATAATCCGCAGGTTGAAATGGCGGTGCATTTTTATGGGGAAAATACATTAGTATCTGAGGTTTACAAACTTTCTAGAAGAAGTAAACCAAAGAGCTACATGGACTTGATAGAAGAAAAACAAGCAGCCTAAGAAAGGATTTATTATGCTTCAAACTATTATTGATAACAGTGATGTTATTCTAAGTACACTAACAGGTATTGTGACCATAGCCAGTATTATCGTTGCTGGCACACGCACACCTTCTCCTGATAGTGTTATGGGTAAAATATATAAAGCAGTAGAGTTTTTGTCTCTAACGATAGGTAAAGCTAAAGATACAGGTACTCAAGTATCTGAACCTGCTCCAAAGAAAGACTAATGCCGATAATATCATCTATTGTATCCTCAATTGTAAATATCTTTACTAAGATATTACCTTTTTTGTTTGCATATAAAGCAGGTAAAAATAGTGCAGAGAAAAAAGAACTTGAGGATGCAATAGAAAAAAACAGGGAGGCAGATAAAATTGAAGAGGATATTGACCGTATGGCTGATGATGCTGTCACTAGCAAGTTGCGGAAGCGTTGGAGGAGGAAAGACGTACTGTAGCTGGGTAAAACCTATTCTTATTTCTGACAACGATAAACTTACTGGCGGCACTGCAAGACGCATACTTGCACACAACGAAACCTGGAATAAGTTCTGTAACTAATTATGGCTGAATTAAAAATCAGACAGGAGAAGTTCTGTCAAGCATACATTATGTATCGTAATGCAACAGAGTCTGCCAAGATAGCTGGCTACTCTGAAAGTTCTGCACATACTCAAGGCCACAGACTTTTACAAAGAGAAGATATTAGAGAAAGAATAGAAGAGTTAGAAAAAGAAATAGAGACACGTATCGATGTTGTCTCTGAAATAGAAAATCAATATACCTATGCAAAGAACAACGGTCATACAAACAGTGCTATCAAAGCGTTAGAGGTATTGTCTCGTATACGTTCTGCTAAAGAAGAAGAAGCGCCTAAGACTATAGCTGAAGTAGAAGAGGATATAATTAAGTATCTTGAAGTTCTAGGTGAAAAAGAAACATCAAAACTTTTTTTAAAGTGTGATTTTTTTGCAGATGAAGAACAGGAAGAAGAACTTGATGGAGCAGAACATCTAAGAGAAAGGATAGAATCTGTTTCAAAAAGAAATGTCAGGAAAGAATACCTCGAATCTAGAGAAGGTCATATACTAAAATAGCATAAATCCTCTGTGCGCCTGATAATTAAACACACATAAAATTAGCTTATCTTCTGGTAGTAGGGTAGCCGAGAGGTTCTTTACCTACACTGTACGGCTAATTTTAGGACTTATTTTTTGTTAGAATCTCTTCAAG